TGAGTTACCTGTGTAGTCTGTAGCACCAGTTGAACCGATAACAGCTTTTTCCCAACTTGCTGCACCAGTACCACCTACTGTACCACCTTGTAGACCTTCCCACAAAGTACCCAATTTAGTGTCGACTTGAGTGCTTAAAGCATAGCCCGCATCATCAGTGTAGAATTTTCTCATTGATGCAAGTGACTGTACTTCTGCAATATCCTCGATTAATTTTGAATACTCATAGTGTTGGTCTATTGATATATTAATGACACTGTTGGTAGCTGCCGATAATGTTACTTGTGTATTTGCTGCTTTAGCACTAGCTGAACCTCTTGCTGGTACAGGGATATGAATCGTGTCCCCTTTTTTACCCCTATGATTCAGTTTAGTGACTAGATTAGCAATTACTAAGTTTGACTTATATGCACCAATAACTTCGTCACTCCATAGTTCTGGAATGAAGTTATTAGCGATAGTAGTCGTGACTTGGTTTGAGCCTAAAGCCATTATACTTCTCCTATTTTATTTAACCCTTCCGTCTTGATACGCTGAGAATATTTCCTCTGCTAGTGTATCATATCTGTTAGGGTCGGTTTGTTTTAAACGAATTAAATCAGCCCTACGGTAGATTTTTTTACCTGCTGTGGATTCGCTAGAAGTTCTTGATACTCCTTTACCTGTCTTTAAAGCAGCTTTCCTTGTGGTTTCCTTTTCCGCTTCAACTTCTTTTGTTTTGGAAATCATTTGTCTTTCCTTCCAAATAGTTAAAAGTTCATCAGCGGAATCG